ACGGCGTACCGCCCTTGGAAAGCATAGAAGCTGTCGTACCCGAGCAATCCCTTGCGAAGGAACTCGGTCTGCGCGTAGATGTCGAGCGGACTTTTTGTAATTGGAGAGCCTGTCAAGAGCCTTCTGTACTTGAAACCAGTTGCTATCTTCATTAATGCTTTGGTGCGCTTGGCCTTATGGTTCTTTATGGTGGTGCTTTCATCGATTGCTATCAGGCCCTTGGCCCCAAGCGCACGAGCCATCCAATCCCCTGCCTTCTGTCCTTTGAGTGTCGAGAACGCTTCGATATTCATGACAAAGATTGTCAGTCCCTCGAACTTATCCTTGACGGATCGCATCTCTTCTTGTTGAGATTTGTTTGGCGAGGAGACCCACCGAATCACTCGATGCGGTACATCGTCAGACATATGCTCTGGGATTTCTTTGGCAACCCAGTTGCGGTACACGCCCTTTGGAGCAAGGACCAAGGCAAAGTCAATCTGTCCGTCGAGATACAACATCCCCATGTTGTCGATCAAAACTTTTGATTTGCCTGTCCCCATCTCCATGAAGTAACCAAATTCTTTTTGGTGCATACCGTTGCGTAGCGCAGCAAGCTGATGCTCGAACGGTTTTAGTTTAAAATTATACTTGACAGTCATCACATACCTCCAGTAGAGTCCACCTTACGGATGGCAAAATGGTTTGTCAACCGAACTTAACCTGAAGAGGATGGAACTTATGAGTGACATTTTTGAAGACATCTTCGACGAGAGCGAGGCACTTGCTAGCGTCGATACAGGAGCAGGGAAAACTTTGAGTACCTTGGTCCGCGATCTCCGTAACGTCGAGCAACAGATCGAGGATGCGGAAGCCAACTTGAAATATCTGAAGCAACAGAAACACAAGTTGTCTACAGAAAACATTCCTGCATTAATGGATGAGATGGGCGTTGATCGTCTTGACGTAGACGGTTTGACCGTTTCGCGTAAGATGATTGTACATGCATCTATTCCTGCGGATCGCAAGGATGAAGCGTTTGCATGGCTGCGTGAAAACAACTTGGATGACATCATCAAGAATGATGTAACCTGTTCGTTTGGAAAAGGCGAAGACAACATTGCGGGGGATGTCGTTGGTCTCTTGCAAGAGCGGGGCTTTGATCCAAAGACTAAGACCCACGTTCACCCATCTACATTGAAGGCGTTTGTCAAAGAACGTGTGACAGATGGGAAACCAATCGATCTCGATATGTTCGGGGCGTACATCAACAACGCGGCTGAGATTCGGAGGAAAGCGTGATGGGAAAGTTTCAAGACGGACCAAAGTGTTTAGAAGACATGAATCGGGAATACGAGGAGTGGACTGATCATAAACCTGTGATGTGGTACAAGGATGAAGACGGTAAACCTGTTTTCATTTGGGATCACGAAATAGACTTAACAGTGACCGATGGGGAGAAAGACCAATGAGTACAGCAGTGGCAAAGAAAAAAGAAACAGCAATTTCAACAGATGTCATGGACGACATCCTAGAGTTCGCGGGTGACGGCGCGGCGTTCGACAGTTCGGAGATGCAGATCCCGTTTGTGCGGGTGCTACAAGCGTTGTCTCCACAGTTGAGCAAGAAGAAAGCTGAGTACATCGAAGGTGCTTCGGCGGGGGACTTGTTCAACACTGTGACCAACCAGTACTGGGACGGCGAGGAAGGCGTGGTATTGATCCCATGTTTCCAGACTACCAAGTATCTGGAGTTCACGCCTCGTGAACAGGGCGGTGGTTTCCGTGGTGAAATTCCTGCCAACGATCCAATCCTAACACGCACCACGCGTAATGGGTCGAAAGAAATTCTACCAACAGGCAATGAACTGGTTAAGTCTGACCAACATTATTGCCTAGTGGTTGACGAAGATGGGTCATTCCAACCTGTCGTCGTCGATATGAAATCAACGCAGCTAAAAGTTAGCCGCCGTTGGAAAACACAAATCGCTATGCAGAAGGTCAAGCATCCCAAGACTGGGCAAATGCTAACGCCACCTGTATACGCTACACAATGGAAGTTGACCACAGTCGAGGAAAGCAATGACCAAGGTTCGTGGGCCAACTACACATTGGAGAAGGTCGGTCTCGTAGAGAACCGTGACCTACTGCTCGAAGCCAAGGCGTTCCGCGAGAGCGTTGCGGCGGGTGAGGTTAAGGCTGCTAAAGATCCAGAACACTCTTCTGGCATGGATGAAGATATCCCATTCTAAGTAGCCTTTGGGGGCGGCGACTTGCGGACACAAAACCCGCCCCCTTCAACTTCACTAGGAGCCAAGCATGTCACTAGCACAGAGAATGCTTGCGGCCTTCGAAGGTTCGAAGGTTGCACACGGTACGACTACGGTTGGAAAGACGAACCGCAAGGGTAAAGCCGAGGGGTTTAGTCAGATCGTACGCGAACCGCTTACAGAAGAAATTATGCAAGGACACATTGACGGCAAGCAGGGTATCGGGGCGATCCCGATTAACGAGGATAACAAGTGCAGATGGGGCGCGTTGGACATCGACGTATACGATCTCGATCACAACAAACTCCAAGCGCGTATTCAGAAGTTAGAACTTCCGTTATTACATTGCCGTTCGAAATCAGGAGGTGCGCACCTCTATCTGTTCCTGAAAGAATATGAACCTGCGTCCGTGGTCCGAGAGTATTTGACCGAGATGGCTGTCGCCATGGGGCACAGTGGGTGCGAAGTCTTTCCCAAACAAGACACGATCCTCGCAGATCGTGGGGATGTAGGGAACTTTATCAACCTGCCGTATTTCAATGCAGAGTTTCCGCAGCGGTATTGTTTTAACAAGGGCGTGGAGGCCATGGAACTTGACGAGTTCATGGACAGCATCGAAGCCAAGACGGTTGCGCTTTCCGATCTGGAGAAAGTCCAGAGCAAGAAGAAGCGCAAGTGGTTTACTGATGGCGCGGTTTGCATGGAGATTTTGTCCAGTGACGGACCCAGTTCAGAGGACCGCAACAAGAAGCTATTCATGGCAGGGGTTTACTGCCGTCTGAAACATGCTGACGATTGGGTCAGAGAGTTCGAGACGATGAACCAACAGTTGTTCGATCCACCACTGGAAGCCAAAGAAGTCGTGAGCTTGCAGAACAGTTTGAGCAAGAAGGACTACCACTACACCTGTGAGCAGGAGCCGTTCAAAAGTTTCTGTGACAAAGAGAAATGCATGTCCCGCCGCTACGGTATCGGGGACGAAGACTATGTGGCTGTAGATGTCAGCGGTCTGTTGATCCAATTGTCCGATCCGCGCTTGTACTTTCTGACTGTGGCAGGGAAGCGGGTGCAGCTAAACACTGAGCAGCTACAGACGCAGCAATTATTCCAGAGGGCTTGCATCGATCAGATACAAGTTGCTCCTCCGATCTTGTCTGCGCGTATGTGGCAGAGCCAGTTACGCAAGTTGCTGAACGAAGCCACGACACAGGATGTCCCAGAAGAATTAACCATGACAGGAGAGTTCAAGGAACATCTCAAGACCTACTGCACAAGCAAGATCCGCGCGATGCATCCAGAGGAGATGTTGAGCGGCAAGCCATGGACCGACAACCAAGGGTATACGTCTTTCACGATTGCGGGTCTGATGGATTACCTAACGGCTCGACGCTTCAAGGCGTTCACTCGTGCGCAGGTGCAAGAGATTTTGAAAGACATGAATGACGGGCAGAAGTGTCACGGACACAAAGCCATTAACAAAGCCGATGGATCAAGGACCACGGTGCGCGTTTGGTGGGTGCCAGCGTTTGAAAACATGGAAGTAAACCTTCCCGTAAAGGAGATCGATAATGACATCCCATTCTAAGATGATGAAAGCAAAAGATATAGCGGAGTGGCTCGGGGTGTCTGAGTCCGCAATCTACAAATGGGTGAGCGATGGAGAGTTTCCGCGTCCGTATAAGCTAGGCAATGGGGACGCAAGACGATCTGCCAGTCGGTGGGATCGTGACGAAATCAAACAATGGTTGGAGGAACGTCGTGATACCTAATGCAACATTGATCCTGGGACCACCAGGATGCGGCAAAACCTACACACTGATCGAGCGTGTGCAGGAGAAGCTAGAACAGGGAGTGCATCCCTCACGCATAGGCGTGGTTTCGTTTACCACCAAGGCGATTGGAGAGTTCATCGAACGAGCGTGTGCCAAGTTCAATCTGTCGCGCAATGACTTCCCACACTTCCGCACTCTACATGCCACGGGTTACCATGGCTTGGGTCTGCAACGCGGTGATGTCATGGACCACGAGGATTACAAGCGGCTCGGGGAGATACTGGGTCTGATCTTCAAGAACGCGGACGCGACATCCATGGACGATGGGATACCGATCCCTTCGATCAAAGGTTCGGGGTCCAAGTACCTCCAGTTGATTATGCGTTCGATCTATCGTGAGAAGGATCTGGACTACGAGTACAACTACGAAGAGGACTATACGCTCGACTTCTGGAAGCTAGTGCAGGTCAAGGCGCAGCTTGAGGAGTACAAGTCAAAGATGAACAAGTCTGATTTCTCGGACATGATTGCCAAGTACATCGACATGGTAGAGCCGCCGCACCTCGATCTTTTGATTGTGGACGAAGCGCAGGATTTGACGCCATTGCAGTGGACCATGGTTGAGAAGATGGCACAGAATGCCGAGCAAGTTTTGATTGCGGGGGACGACGATCAGGCGATCCACCGTTGGACCTCTGTAGACATCGAGCGGTTCAAGGAAAGCTCTGACAGCATCGAGGTACTCAACCAATCCTATCGGCTCCCACGCAGCGTCTGGAGCCTCGCTATGCGCGTATCTAAGCGTATACCCGAGCGGTTGGAGAAAGAGTTCTTTCCGCGTGAGGAAGAGGGTTCGGTTACGTCTGTCGGGGACATCGACTACCTGCCTCTGGAAACAGGGTCGTGGACCATCATGGCTCGGATCAACGGTTACGTCAGTGACATCGCGGAGAAGCTAGAAGAGGCGGGGTATTTCTACAGCCGCAAGGGCAATCCCTCGATCAGCCGCAAGAAGACAGAAGCCATGGCGACATGGGTCGAACTTCAAGAAGGCAAGAGCCTTGGTCTGGGACGGATACAGAAGTTCTACGAGGCGGTGCCCAAGATGGGAGCGGGGGCCGTGGTCAAGCGGGGCGCGTCCAAACTTTTGGATGCTGCGGGACCAGAGGACCTACTATCATACTCTACGCTAGCCAAAGAGTTTGGTTTGATTGCGCCCATCGACACGCATCCGATGGACATCGTAAAGATGTCGGAGCAAGAGAAGGTTTACGTTCGCTCTCTGGAGCGGCGTGGAGAAAACATCTACGAAGAACCACGGATCAAACTGTCCACCATCCATGCTATGAAGGGCGGGGAGGACGATAACGTGGCAGTATACTTGGGATCGACACAAAGCTGCGTAGATGGAAAGCATCCCGAGGACGAGCATAGGGTATTCTATGTTGCGGTTACACGCGCAAGGAAAAACCTATACTTAATAGAGACAGATAAAACATACAGGTACGAGATATGAACAGAGACGAAGTCTTACTCAAAGCAGGGGATTACATCAACGGTCAGAGGGCCAAGGACTATGGCGAGGCGTACGATAATTTCACGCGCATTGCAGATGGTTGGAACCTGATCGTCAAAGAAGCATTTGTCACGACAGGATACCTAACGCCACAGCACGTTGCGTTGATGATGGATTGGGTCAAGACTGCGCGGCTGCTGCATAACACAGACCATGACGACTCTTGGATCGACAAGTGTGGATACAGCGCACTTGGTGCCGAGTTCCACGAACGCGAGAAGAAGATTAAAAAAGCACAGGAAGCATTCATGGGGAAACGCGATGTCACTGGATAAAGATAGCGTCATTGCCGCACAAATGGATCAGGGCAAGGAGATGGCGTGGAACATCCCGTCTGATTTCCCTGACCTAACGCATCACAAGCAGATCGCAATCGACCTCGAAACATGCGACCCGAACCTGACCACGCTCGGCCCAGGGTGGGTCCGCAGGGATGGATACATCGTCGGGATCGCTGTGGCTGCGGGAGATTGGGAAGGGTACTACCCGATCCGTCATGCCAATGGTCACAACATGGATGCGAGGATCGCGCTCAAGTGGCTCAAGAAGCAGATGGCGACACCGCATATCGACAAGATCATGCACAACGCCACCTACGATCTGGGATGGCTCAGAGCCGAGGGCGTGGAGGTACAGGGCCGGATCATCGATACGATGATTACTGGGGCTGTAGTGGACGAGAACCGCTTCTCCTATAGCCTAAACAACCTTGGGAGGGACTATCTAGGCGAACGCAAGAACGAGAAGCTGCTGCGCGTTGCAGCGGCGGAGTGGGGCTTGGATCCCAAGGCGGAGATGTACAAGCTGCCGCCAGAGTTTGTTGGTCGCTATGCCGAGCAGGATGCGGGTATGACACTGCGCCTGTGGGAGCGGTTGAAGATCGAACTCGATAACCAAGACCTTTGGAGTATCTGGAATCTCGAAACAAGCCTGATCCCGATGATGTGTGACATGCGTCAGCTTGGTGTCCGCGTCGATATCGACAAAGCCGAACAGGCCAAGAAGTTTTTCAAGGCTGAAACCAAGAAGCTGAAGGACGAGATATTCCGCCAGACCAACGTGAAGATCGAGCCGTGGGCTGCGTCTTCTGTGGCTATGGTCTTCGACGAACTAGGGGTGGCGTATCCTACGAGCGAGAGTACGCAGGACGACATGTTCCGCAAAGGCGGGGTGCCATCGTTCACAAAGCAGTGGCTCTCTGCGCATCCGCATCCGGTAGCCAAGATGATTGTAAAGCTGCGGGAGTTTGACAAGGCGGACAGTACGTTCATCGATACGATCCTGAAGCACGAACACAATGGTCGGATCAACTGCGAATTTCACCAGCTACGCTCTGACGATGGTGGCACGGTGACAGGGCGGTTCTCTTCCTCGAACCCAAACCTACAGCAAATCCCTGCACGGGATCCAGAGATCAAGAAGCTGATCCGTGGCCTGTTCATTCCAGAAGATGGCACGAAGTGGGGATCGTTTGACTACTCAAGCCAAGAGCCAAGGTTACTGGTCCACTTTGCAGCTAGCCTGAAGGGCGACTTCAAGCATCCGCTCGTTGATAAGATCGTGGAGGAATACCACACAGGTGATGTGGACCTGCACCAGATGGTTGCGGACATCGCAGGAATCAGCCGCAAGGAGGCCAAAGTTGTTAACCTTGGTATCATGTATGGCATGGGTAAAGGCAAACTGGCTGCACAGCTAGACATCTCTCCAGACGACGCGGGGGAACTGCTAGCCACGCACCGTGAAAAGGTGCCGTTCGTTAAGAACTTAGCGGAACTGGCGACACAGCAAGCCGCGAAGACAGGGCAGATACGGACGCTGCTCGGGCGCAGATGTCGCTTCCATTTGTGGGAACCCATGTCCTTTGGTTACAAAAAACCTTTGCCATATGAAGAGGCAATCAAGGAATATGGTCAGCCTCTGAGAAGAGCGTTTACTTACAAAGCGTTAAACAAATTGATCCAAGGTTCAGCAGCCGACCAAACGAAAAAAGCGATGGCAGATTGCTATGCCGAGGGACTTTTGCCTATGCTCACGGTCCATGATGAGTTATGCTTTTCAGTAGAGGGCGACGATCAAGCACGACGCATCAAAGAGATTATGGAAAACGGGCTGTCGGATGTCTTGAAAGTCCCCTCCAAAGTGGATGATGAACTCAAAGATAATTGGGGAGAGATCGAATGAAGACTCTTGGTTTCCGTGAAATGCACACCGCTCAGATTTCTGAACTACTGGACTTTATCAACTGCTCACTAAATGCAGCATCGATGGCAGATCCAGAGGTCTACGAAGAGATGAGTGAAAAGGCACAGGACCTAGTTGAAATATTCGGTGGCATCCAACTGGTTACTGAGACCTCCCTAGAGATCTAGCCAAAGCCTGAGTAGCAGGATCATTACCTAACACAATAGGATCAACCATAGCTGACGCAGTTTGCACAGGAGCAGGGGCCACGGGCAGTGATCCCTGTCTTTGCGGT